CCGGAACCGGATTGAAAAACATCTTTTTAACACTTGCATCAACTGGCATGAGTTATAATGATGCAATGAATAAAATTGCAAATTCAACCGACAAAAATAAGACTGCACTTGATATGTTTGGCCGAGAAAATGCGGCCGTTGCAATCACACTTGCTACAAGTAAAAATGCAGTGAATGAATTAACTGATTCTATATTAAACGCAAAAGATCCTGCGGCCGCAATGGCGGCAATAATGGACAATACATTGCAAGGTTCAATGTTCAAACTGCAATCAGCAACAGAAGGACTTGGTATGTCTTTTGGTGAAATTATGGCACCTGCAATTAGTTCGGCTGCTGATATTTTAAGCATTATTGCAATTAAAATTTCTGAATTAAATCCATACATGAAAACTACAATTTTAATTGTTGGAGGATTAGCGGCAGCAGTTGGCCCACTTTTATTTATTGTTGGTAGTTTGACAATCGCATTTGCCAAGTTATCAATGGCGCAAGTTCAAACAACACTTATAATTGTTGGTGTAATAGCAACTATTGCTTTATTAGCAACTGCATTCATGTACGTTCGTGATAACTTGCAAGCGTTTAAAGATTTCTTTTACAATGCGTGGGTTGGAATTGCAAACGGATTTATTGACATATTAAAATCAATGGTTACGCCATTTTTGAAATTTGCCAATATTTTAGGCTTAGACATTGGAACTGGTATAAATGCTTTCTTAGATTCTTTCAAAATGAAATCGAGGGAATCAACTGAGGAGTTTGGATCCTTCAAAGAAATGTTGCAAAATGTTAAAAAGGACTTAACTGAAACAACAGATGAAATTGATAAAACCACAGATTCAATATCTGATTTAGGCAAAGAAGCGGCAAAGCCAATTAAACTTGGAATTGATTTTTCAAAAGGAATTGAAGCGGCAAATTTACAAACACCTGCAATTGAATCAATCACGAAAGGACTTAAATCAAAAGGCCTTAAATTTGATGAACCAATAAAAGCACCGGTTCAAATAGACATTAAGCCTATCGAATTAACACAAGAACTTTTTGACGAACAAGCCATTGCAGCAGCAAAAAAACAAGCTGCTGACTTGGGCGAAGAAATGGGCGATGCATTAAGTTCTGGATTGAAGTCATTAGCAACTGAAGGTTTAACGCAATTTGGTGACTTCTTAGGCACTGTAATAAGTGGCGGTGATATGACTGTTAAAGACTTTGGGAAAGGCTTGTTAGACTCATTAGGTAAGTTCATGGGCCAATTTGGTGAAGCTATGATTGCAATGGGTATTGCACAAGTAATGTTGGATGTAGCAATTAAAAGTTTTAATCCTGCACTTGCTATAATAGGCGGTGTTGCATTAGTTGCAGCAGGTGCCGCAATCTCAAACTTAAGTCAAAAGGGAATTGACAAAAGTGGTGCATCAAATCCATCATCATTTTCTGGTGGTTATTCATCAATGAATACTTCAAACATGCAACCAATAGTTTTGGAAACAAAAATAAGCGGCAGGGATTTAGTCCTTGTTCAAAGTAGATCAAACAACTTCAGAAGATAAAAAATAAATGGGCAACACAATTTTTAGCAGTCAATTAGTATCAAGTGATGGTGTACGTTACAAAGCAGAATTATACGGTGAAGATTACATTGGTTTCCCAAAAGTTGCTATTGTTGGCGGTGCTGGAAACACTTATTATGTTTCTAAAGATTGGACAGATTTTTTACAAATTGGTCAAGTACTTTATTTATACACTGGAAGTGAAATTGATCCACTAACAACTTTCAACACTTATAAAGCAAGGGTTGTTGCTGATGGTGGTGTTGTTGAAAATGATGAATGTGCAATTGCTGCCATTGGTTCATTAGCTTATACAACGGCCACAATCACCGCAATTTTTTCAAGTGGGCCAACTACACTAATAACATTAAACATTGCCTACAGTGGCTCATATACGTCAATAGGAAGCAGTTTAGCACCATCAGAACAATACGCACCAACATTTGCACCAGATATAATGTCACTTAATACTGAGTGGGGTGGTGAAGGTGATGAAATACTTGGAGCCATTAAAGATTCAAGCAGCACAATAACCTATTCAAACAATGACGTTTGGTTTGATCGTTTCTTTGAACAATATAAAATTACACAAGACAATAAACTCAAATTCCTAATATACAAAGAAGTTGGTGGATTATGGGATTTGGATTGGGCCGGTATCATTGTCATGGACTTGGTTGAATGGGCCAACGATTCAAAGCCTATTCCATACACTTTCAAGGCCATTGACGGACTTGCAGCGCTTAAGTTTTATGAATACACACAAGAAACTTTAGAGCAGAACACGGCGATCAGAAATGTGTTTGACATACTTGGACTTTTAGACTTATATAAATTCTGGGGTGCAACCGATCCGTATCTTCGTGAATCAATTGAATACAAAAGTAGAGTCTTATCAGCAACCACAACCGATGCAGATTCACCACTTGATTACACGTATATTTCTGACAACTTTTTTATTGAAGATGCAAATAAATTTCCTACAAAATGGAAGTCTTACTACGATGTATTAAAAGGAATTTTAGACATTTATTCATGTAGAATGTACATTGCAAATGGTGTCTATTATATTCAGCAAGTACGTAACTTTAAAAACGAAAATATTACTTTTAGAGAATACTTAGTTGATTCAAGTAATAATTATACTTATACAGAAGGGATTTATGCACATCAAAGAAGTGTTGGAAACACAACGGAAGATTTCAATATTTTAGCAGGTGGAACATTTGGGTATTATGCCGGTGCCTATAAAGTCAAGATGGAACAAAAACGACATTTTGAAGGAAGCCACATAAACGAAGATGTAAAAAACATAATTGCAAACGATGATCCTACGTCACAAGATTCTTACACTTTTCCAATAGGCAAAATAAATGGTGACGGATTAGGTAATATACAAGTTGCGATTCCAATCTTTGATTCACATGGCCGTGATAGTATTCTTGATGGCAACACATTTGATGATACGTTTCTAAATCCTATAAAAGTAAACAACTATGTTGTCAAAGTTATGGTGGCCATTTATAGCACAACCGGCAACAGATATTTGAGGGGAACAACACCAAGAAGTTCATCACAATATGAAACCGAATGGACAGATGATGTTGTTGTTCCAGTTGCAGAAAGGAATGTTGTTAGATACGTTCAAAGTGGCGGAAACAATACAACTTTATTTGTAAACACACCGGTCATTAATTTTGATGATGACTTTGAAATTAGTATTACATTTGAGTATATCGGGCAAAATGCAAAGATAGGTTTGTTGCAATATGCAAAAGCAATGGATGTTACCAGAGTGCGTATATTGTTTCCTTTGACTGAGGTAAACGAAAATTATGACAAATATATTGAGTTAGACAATCCCACTGGATTCTTTACAAAGGAAGTTGAACTTGATCCTTTGTTGTTTATAGATAGTGCAGCAGACACAAGCACAGTGGTAAAAATACAAATCAATGAATCTTATAATTCTGGGGGTGTTTCATTAGTACCAACAACTACATTTGATGGGGGGTTTCTTCAAGAAAATGGTGATCCATTGTATTTGTTCCTTTCAATCATGAGGGTGTATGAGGCTATGAGTTTGCAATACAAGCCAGTTGAACGAATGATGTCAACAATAGTGGGTGATTACTATCCATTTTACTCACTTGCTTACAATGACAAAGTGTATGTGTTTAGTGGTTGCACAAAAGACTACACAATGGATGAGGTGCAGGGTGAATGGTTTGAGGTTATATCAGCAATGCCAGCAGCATCACACAAAATAATTACGGACTACATTGGAACAGTTGATGACATTAAACCTTTTAGCGGTGAAGAAAAATACAACACCGTTGGTGCATTCAATTCACGTGATGCAATTGGATTTATAGACAATGTTGAAATAGGGACACACGATACACTGCCAATTAATCCTTATGCAGGCGATAGACTTTTCAAAGGTGATATCATAAGTATTTTTGATCCAAACAACACAAGCGAAATTGAATACTTCACTTTGCGTGAAAATGTGAATGTTGGTGATACTGAAATTCTTGTTCAGCTAAAAACAACAACATTTCCAATGAGGGAAGGCAGTATTATTGTGTACAAGAAAGGTGAAACAATGGAATCAAACAGAGTCCGTGCAAACATTTTCCAAATGAAAGGGAATGCAGCAGATCCGCGTGATGTAGATTATTTGCAGGATGGTGAGTTTGTATTTTACGATGAACACGCATATTACAGAAATCCTATTGATGGATTTGTTTATAAATTCAACGGTGCTAAACTTAACCCTTAATGCCAACCATGCCAAAAAAGGTGTATGGATTCACACCACAGAAGCAAAACAAGCAGGCAGAGCAAAAGAATTGGCTTAAGGATAAAGAACACGAAAAGTTCTATAATTCAAAGGCATGGCGGCACCTATCTTTATCCTACAAAATGAAACATCCAGTGTGCGAAATGGAAGATTGCAACCAACCTTCTTATTACACGGACCACATCATTCCAATGTCACAAGGTGGCGATGAATGGAATGAAGAAAACTTTCAAGCATTATGTAAAAGTTGCAATGGTTCAAAAACTGCAAAGCAAAGAATGTTAAAATAATTACATCAACAACAAAATAGGTTTAAAGATATTTGCAACAATGATAGGCGGTGCAATATATCAACTTCTTAATGTTCCTGCAATTACTAATTTAGTAGAGCAGTTGAATTACGGACTTGCACCACAAGAAAACTTGTTTCCGCGTATAGTAATTACGGAACGAAGCACACCGGAGAACTTTAAGGATGGTTATTCAATAATTAACCACGATGTTGAAATAAACATTTACGCATCAAAGGCGAAAGATGGCAACGGTGGATTCCTGCAAGCATCAAACATTGCAGATGCCATTGAAACAATTCTTTATAGATACAAGGGAACGGTAGGGAGCAAAAGAATAGATCAAACACTTTTAAGCAATCAAGAAATCTTATTTGATAATTCAAGCCAATGTGCAAGGGTTATCATGGAATATAGTATAAGGGAAAATTTAACATAAAAAAAAATGACAATAGAAGAATTAGTTGCGCTCAAGGGCGGCAAGTTTGTAGATAGCACAATAACAGGAACCAACAGTACCAATTACCGTTATTTGGTTGTAAATGAAGATGCAGTATTTAGCGCGTTAACAGATACGGATAACAACAACGTGCTAACTGAATGGGGCATTAGTGGCAAGACCATAACTAAAGGAATGATCATTGCACCAGCGAGCGGTAAAGCACTTAAAACGGTAACACTTGCAAGCGGCTCAGTACTTTTAATTAAACTTTAAAATGTACGGTTACGGTTACCAATATAGCGCAATTATAAATGGCGGTGGGGCCGTAAATCCTGCGGCTGCACTATTTGCCGCTTATAAATCAAGAGTTTTAACAGATGGTGGCACGGTAGAAAATAACGCTTGTGCAATAACCTTTATAGAATCAATTATATGAGTACATACGAAGATGCATCTTTAATATATTACCCAAGTGGGTACAAAGCGGGGAAAGCATATAGCTTAAAGCCAACAGATGGAACGGGTGACTTAACCTTTACAAGAGCAAGCACCGCAACAAGGGTTAACGAAAGCGGTTTAATTGAATCAGTTGCCACGGGTGTTCCTCGTATTGACTTTACTTTGGGATGTGGTAAATTGCTTTTAGAACCGCAGAGAAGTAACTTAATATTCCCATCGGCAACGGGATCAACACAAACAGTAACAACAACCGCACAATCATATACTCTTTCTTTTTACGGGACTGGAACGGTTGTAAGGAGTGGAACAAGTACTGGAACTTTAGTAGGTACGGGTGCAAACGATAGAGTATTTGT